CGGCTGCTCGTTCTACTCTACGGCTGGCGAAATGCGCGTTATGGACGCTGCTGGCAACGCTACACTGCTCTCCCTGCACGATTCGCAGACCAATGAATGGATCTACGACTCTTCGCATACACCAACTGGCAAGCGTCTTAAGATTGACGTGGAACGCTTGCTCCGCTTTCTTAACGATCACTTCGGCCTTGACTGTGTTCACGACTTTATTCAGGAAAACTAAACATGGCAATTACTTACGATTGGATATTCAACCCGTTGACCGTTAAACCAGCCGAAGGCTCTCTAACGGACGTGGTGATTACGGTAGACTGGCGGCGCACTGCCACTGATGGGCAGTACAGCGCCGATGTGTACGGGCAGGTGTCGCTAGGGCCGCCGAACCCTGCGGACTACACGGCATTTGCAGACTTGATCAAGGCGCAGGTACAGGGATGGGTGGTGGCGTTGCTGACGCAGGATACGGTCGATCAGTACGATGCTTCTCTAGCGACGAACCTCGCTAACCAGAAGAACCCTCCTACGATTCCTCTACCTCCACCCTGGAGCTAAGAACATGGCAAACTACCAATCTGACTTTATCTCTAAACTTCTCCACGGTGTAACCGCAGCACATATGCTGCACCTAATGGCGAAGGGTAAAGGCAGCTACGCTGCTCACAAGGCGCTAGGATCGCTGTACGAGGGCCTAGAAGAGCTAGCTGACTCTCTTGCGGAAGAGTGTATGGGAGTGCATGGCATTATCGACTCCTTCCCTTCTGAGAAGTTCAGCGCCCCTAAGGATGCTGTTGGATTCGTAGAAGAGTTGTATCGGTACGTTTCCAACAACAGGAGTCAGGTTGGCTCTGAGAGCCATTTGCAGAATACCGTTGATGAGATCCTGTCTCTCATCGCTTCCACCCTGTACAAGTTAAAGAACCTATCGTAGGATCCCTATGAACATCAAGTCTTTCTTCAAGAATATCTTCTCCCCTAGCGCGGCGGCTACCTTTCTCAAGTACGTCTCTGTTGTCTATCCAATTGTAGAGATTGTTGCCGTTGCAACTCCGAATAAGGTTGACGACGAGATCCTTACCTTGGCGCGGCAGTGGGGAGTTAACGCCATCCTGGATGGATCTAAACCGAAGGGAGAGGTTCTTAAAGATGTTGCCGTTAAGATCGCACGGCAGAAGCTACCTGATGTTCCTAAGGAGATTGTTTCTCGCGCCGTAGAAGTTGCTTATCAGCAGATGAAAGCATCTCAGACGTTGCGTTAAAGCACATCATTGCACTAGAATGAATTGCATGAACTCTGAACAATTCATTTTCATTGAAAGCGAAAAAGTGTTTGCTTCTGAATTGAATGACCGACAGAAGTATTTGGTCTCTCAAATCAGCGATATCCAGAACAAGCTGTCGCAGTTGCAGTTTAGCGCCGATCAATTGAATGTTGCTCTTACGGTTTACAGCGACGAGCTGAAGGCCAGCAGGAAGAAGGAAGATCTCAAGCCAGATCTAGTCTGATATGCCTCTTGTAAAAATCCAACCTAAACCCGGAATCGTTAAAGACGTAACGGAATACTCCTCAGAAGGATTCTGGTACGATGCAGACAAGATCCGGTTTAGGCTTGGATACCCTGAGGTAATCGGTGGATGGCAGGCATATGCTAATGCTGAGACCATCTACGGTACTTGCAGGTCGATGATTCAATGGACATCCCTATCCCTAGAGCGATTCATAGGGATGGGGACGAACCAGAAGTATTACATTGAAGCTGGTCAGTATATTAACGACATCACTCCGATCAGAACAACGATAGCGTTAGGCAACAATCCTTTTGAGACTCAAGTTGTTGGGACTGGAAAGATGAAGGTAACGACTCCTTCGGGCCACGATGCAATCGAATTCGATTGGGTGACGTTCTCTGGCGCTACTGGATTCGACGGATTTACCGCAGTTCAATTGAACGTAGAAGTCCAGATCACAGAGATCATAAACGCCACCAGCTTCTACGTTGTGTTCCCTGCTGGCGCTACCATCACTCCTTCCACTTCGGGAGGAGGCGCTGCTGTCAGTGCTGCTTTCCAGATCAATGTTGGATTGAACTCTCAGGTGTATGCGACAGGATGGGGATCAGGCCCTTGGGGTCGTGGACCCTGGGGTAGTGCATTTGCTCCTATCAGTCCTACGGATAATCTTAGGCTCTGGTCGAACTCCAACTACGGTCAGGACTTGGTTATCAATCCCAGGTACGGGGACATCTACTTCTGGAGCGCCACTGGTCTTGATCCTCTCAATACGAGAGCGGTGTCTTTGTCTTCTATTGCTGGCGCTAACGATGCTCCTACGGTAGCCTCTCAGGTTCTTGTCTCAGACGTTGACAGGCATTTAATTGCCTTCGGGTGCAATGAGATAGGGTCTTCAAGCCAGAACCTTTTGCTGGTTCGCTGGTCTTCTCAGGAAGATTATCTGGACTGGGAGCCTAGAACAGACAACACCGCTGGCGGATTTACTATCTCCAACGGCTCTGAGATTGTTTCTGCTATTCCTACGCAGCAACAGATTCTGGTCTTTACCGATAAGGCGCTGTTTGCGATGGCGTACACGGGACCGCCCTACACCTTTAGCTTTACTCGTATCGGCGAGTCTGTTTCGATTATCGGTCCTAAGGCTGGCGTAGACGCCAGAGGTACAGTGTACTGGATGGACAACAACAACTTCTATATGTACAGCGGAAGTGTTGTGAAGATGCAGTGTCCTGTTCTTAGCTATGTGTTCTCCGATTTGGAATGGTCGCAGAAGCAGAAGGTAGCTGCCGGGGTTAACGCTCAGTTCAACGAGATCTACTGGTGGTATCCCAGTGTAACTGACGGGACTGGAGAGAACAGCAGGTACGTTTGCTACAACTACGTCGAGGAACTTTGGACGATAGGGACGATGAGCCGTACTGCATGGTTGGATTTGGCTACCGATGGGTATCCGATTGGAGCCGAGCCGTATGGGGATCTAACGGAGAAGAACACTACGACGAGTCTCTATCAGCATGAGTACGGATATACTGCTGACGGATCGAACATTGAGGCGCGTGTTGCATCTGGACCTATCGACATTGAAGACGGAGAGCAGTTCTCTTTCATCAGCAGGATCATCCCTGATATTCAGTTCGTTACGGATCCACGGGTGAGTTCTGCCGGGATTACGAAGAAGGTAAACGTCCAAGTGTACGGTGTGAACTATCCGATGAGTCAGTCAGGGTATCAAACGAATACTGTACTCGTTCAGGGTGAGACGCCAACTTCTACGCAGAAAAACCTTAGGATTCGGGCGCGACAAATTGTATTGAGGGCAGAGTCTTTTACAGGAGGAGATCCTGTATTCAAGTGGAGACTTGGGTCTAACCGTCTTCAGATTCAACCGGACGGTATGAAATGAACCGCAACACTCCGATACAGACTCTTCCTAAACCCCCTAAGGAATACGATCAAACCTACTTCAACTCTCTCATCAAGAACCTAGGGATCCACATCTACAACCAAAGGATCCCCGGAGAGATGGTAGGAAGTTCCGTCATGCTGCTCCAGTGTCCTAGGAGTGGTTACGGATTACAAGATGGCATGGTGTGGGCAGATGGAGATGGAGTGCTAAAGATTGTATTGCAAGGACAAGTATTCGCGCCAAGCAACACAATCAAGATTAAACTGGGTACGGTAACGGTGACGACATGAGTAAAGGTATTGCGTCTCTTGCAAAGCAGGTAGCGGCTAAAGGAAGGGGTGGAGATTCCACCCTTTTGCATATTCACCCTAGCGAGTTAGCGGGGATGGAAGCTATTCTGCGCCAGTTGGATCCTGATATTCAGATTACATTGAACCCTGAGACAGGGATGTACGAAGCGTTCTCGTGGAAGAAGTTGTTGGGGGCGATAGGGTTAGGTTTAAGTACCGCTTTGATGTTCACCCCTTTGGCCCCATTAGGCGTTGGCGGCATGAAAGCCAGCTTTGCAACCGTAGCTCCCACGTTAGTAAAATCTGTTCTTGCTCCTGCTTTGATTGCTGGCACTTCGGGTTTAGCGTATGGAGCTTTTGCGCCAGATCAGAAGAAAGGTAATCAGCAGTCTTTAACCCAAGCGCAGCAGTTCAAGAAAACCACTACAGATCCAGAGTATGCCCGTCAAAGATTCACCGATTTCTTTCCTCCTCCGGTCAATCAAACACAGCCTCAGCAACAGGTTCAATCTGCACAGAATCAAGGTATTGGCGCTGTTCTTCCGATGGGGACCCCGTTTCTCAATCTTCGGAACACACTCGCTAACCCTACGCCCCCTGATCTCCCAGAGCAAGATACTTACCGCGCAGCAGAGGGAGGCTCTCTTGAGCCTGAGGAAGAGAAGGCACAACAGATTATACGCCGCGCAATGGAGGCGATACGAGGAGAAGGTGAGGATCCAGAAGGAGCCTTGAACACCTATATCGCGTACTACGGCAAGGATGCTCTTCAGGATCTCTACAAGAGGATGTCTGGAGAGGAAGCGCCGGAAGAAGAGAGCGAGTCTCCTGAGGGCCTGATAAAGGGTCCGGGTAACGGAATGGATGACATGGCTACTGCTCGTATGGCGCGAGGAGGGCAGAAGGTTCTCCTGTCGAACGATGAGTTTATTATTCCTGCGGATGTTGTCTCCGGGTTAGGAGATGGTAGCAGCGAAGCTGGTGCAAGGAAACTGTACGCGATGATGGATCGAGTACGGAAGGATCGTACCGGGACAACGAAACAACCTGGAAAGGTAAAGGACGGCAGGGTTCTTCCTGCATAGGAGCAGATATGGCAGATCCACTTCAGACAAATGTAGAGTTTCGGGATATCCCTGAGTACCTTCGGGATTATCGTTCTGCGCTGTTGAACGCTGCATTCCAATCTGTTTTTACAAAACCTTTTCGAGAACTTCAATTCCCAAACGCTCCTAGGGGAATGTTTCCTGAGACGACTGGAGCTTTTGCGTCTACTCAAGCTCCTGCTGCTCCTGCTGCTACCTCTGGCGGCACAGAGCCTTCCTCAGAGCAGCAAGGAATTGCTGCTGTTCTTTCTCGTGCTTCTAGGATGCCTCAGTTATTGGGCATGGTATGGGATCCTAAGACTCGTACCTTTATCCCAGAAGCGTACAAAGAAGTTGTCACTAAAGGGATGGCAGAAGGGGGAGTGGTTGGAGACGATATTATCAGGCAGATTCTGAAGAAGTATGAAGACCTTCGGAAGGATATGCCTGTCGGCCTAACGCAGGATCTTTACGACAAGACTGCTACCTCTAAAAGTACTCCTAGCGGTAGAACGATTACAGGTGGCGTCACTGCTCCTGGCGCTACCAACCCCTTTGGAGACTTTAGGGGACCGTCTCAGACTTCTTTGTATACGACTGGAACTGATTTCGGTACGGACCTAGCGCGGTTTAACAGACCGCCGGATCTTGTCATTCGACCTACCGACCCTATCCGTACTGACGTAACTCCTCCTCTGCCACCGCATATTCCCCCTTCGGGTGGAGGAACTGGTGGAACTGGTGGAACTGGAGGGACTGGTGGAACTGGAGGAGGAACTGGTGGGACTGGTGGAACTGGAGGAACTGGTGGGAATCAAGGTGGGAATTATCGGATCTACCCTGGCACCTCTCAGCAGAATGTTTTAGCGCCGATCTATTCTCCTGGCGCTGCGGGTACGACTCAGACTCCAGCAGGGTACAACCCGAATCAGTATGCTACCGATACTCAGGCAAGGGGCCTCGCTACGCTCTTAGGAGGCTCTGTAGCAAGCACGAACGTAGGAGGGCCTGTTGCTCCTCCCCCTCAGAATCTGATTAATCTAGGAGGCTCTGACGCCTTTAATGCGGGTCTAGTACAGCAGCAGCTTCGTCCTGGTCAGACTCCTAGCGAGATGTCCGCTTCTCTTAATTTATTGAGGGCAGACTTTGCTCGCGCAGGAGCAGACACCGCTGCGATCGACAGGATGATTGAAGAGAACAATCGTGCTTATGCTTCTAGCGCGAAGACTTCTCCTGTTGGATTGGGTTCGTCTAATACTTCTTCTACTGCCTCCAATCC